ATTGTCAGAGCCACCAGGCACCGACACAGCTATATGGTGCCAATCACCATCATCTAAAACTGAGGAGGTTATATATAGGTGGCCTAAAGCAGTTGAACCACCCCAAGGATCTGTATTTCTTGTGCGAATATCAATGTTCAAGCGATGCTTTGAAGATATATATGATTTCCAAATTCTAAAAAATGGATCGCTGCCGGCGGCGGCTCTACCAACACTGAATACATCATGATTGTTTTCATCTGGACTAAATCTAATCCAACTAGCATATGTAAACCCATTTTCTCTAGATGACGTTAAAAAGTCTGTCGCAGAAGATGAGTCTGCGTTAATAAATGACATTCCTCTATTTTCATTATCTAAGAAATATGCTGCTTTGGTGTTTGTGAGTGTGGCGCCAGAGGTCACAGGCTCGAATGTTGGCTCACTCTCTACAGGTCGAGTAATATTATTTCTGTGCACTCTGTGAAAACTGCCTGATTCTACATATGTTGTCCCTGGTTCTGGCTCAAGTCCAAGGTCTATTAATGCGGAGTCTCTAAAAAATCTAGCGGCGTGGCGGGCAGCGTGAGTATAGAAGCCAGTATCAATACCATGAATATCATAAACTCTTGTACCGCTAACTTCACCGACGCTTGGAAGGCCGGCTTCAGTTGTAGAGCGTATGGTTCCTGTTCCATGATGTTGGAATGGTCTAACTGTAGTTAAATTGCGGTTGTTGAATGCATTATATACCGAGAACTCTCCTGTTCGGAAGTCTTGATATCCCTTTGACATTACCTCGATGCCGCCAGGGGCGGAGAATCTAGAAATGATGACTGAGTTATTTGTAACGCTTTGTAAATATTCGGTTGAATAATCTGCACTTATGTCCGTATGCCCCGCATCACCATAAACTACTGCGGATGCAGAATTAGTAGTATATACACCATCTTTGGCGCCGCGATAAATGTCGAGCAACGTTCGAACCGATGTGGCGGCCTTAACGTTTGGCTTATCATCATCAAATATAGTGGTCGGCAAATTAGGCTGATTCTCAATAAATTGTCTTGGATTTGAGCGGCCGCCAGGCGCCTGCACAAAATCATAATTATGATTATAGTTTCCTAATATCGTTGAACCAGTTGTATGGTGGATGTTTCTAATATTAACTGGGCGCTTGGCTGTAAAGTCACGGTAATAAACCGCTTTCTGGTGAGGGGCGTATGGATATGGCCTGACCCCTTCGGCTGGGACGTACCAGGGCGGAGGATAGTCGGGTCCGACCATACCAAGAGCACCTTCAACTCGGGTTCCGCCGGCGCCTTCTTGGCCTAGCATAATACGCCAAGCTTCTGGACGAGTTGTGTCAGAATCTGTGCCTGTGTTTAGGCCGATGTGTCGTGACTGATGGCCTCCTACTGCATATTCCGTAAATGGTCCTTGCATTGGTTTTTCCATATCATCGCCATACACATCATTGTGTACATTAGTGATCATCATACTGGCGCTAACTTTGTCTGTGACCAGCTTGTTGTATCCAGTTGCAACCGATGAGCTGACTATATTAAACGGAAATGCAATGTCAGATTTAAGGTTTTGATAGCCCACGCCTTGTTCCCAGTCGCGACCATGTTGAACTTTAGTGTGTCTTTTTATCTTATCATTTGGATGAGGAAGTGGGTCTGTAGAATCTTTTAGTCTTACTATATCTACCGGGTTGAATGTCACACCGTCTATCATTGTGGCCAATAAAACGTTTAATGGCACATAGACGCCATCGGTGGTGTTTACGGGACCGCCGGGATAAAGCGCATTATATACATATCCAAATTTCTTGTTGACCTCAAAGTTAACCCCACCCCTAATTGGTTGAACGGGGGATGATCTTCTTGAGATGCTAAGTTTGTATGGCTTTGTCAGTCTACGAGTGACGTAATTTGATTTGAGATAAGAACCTTGACTAATTGTTGAGAGTCTGGTGGTTGCGTTGTTGTTGTCGTTTTCAATTGTTTCGCGGATAATATCTCTTTGTGCGTCGACATCTGATTCACCGGATGATATAACGGCAGAACCGGCGCGCTTGGCGCGTTCTAGCCACCATCCTGATTTATCTCTCTCTAAATCACTTATTGGGTGGTGGTTGTATTTCCAGTTATATGTTTTCTCGTTAATTCCAAGTGCAGGACTTTCAGGGTCGGGGGCCCGAAACTCTATAGTTGGGAATTGAGACTTATATTTGTTTCTCTCCAAGACGTGACTTTCGACAACATTAAGAACGTCATCGGTGAACTTACCAGAAGCTGGAATAAGTTGTGCAATGACCGCGGACAGGGCGTCGTCAAACCACTGATAATACGAGATATAATCTTCGACTTGTCTGGTAGATGTAACCTTGCGGAAGAAGGTCTCGCGGAGCTTCTCCATCGCTTTATATCTTTCACGATATCTGTTGACTGGGGCGCCAATGATATTGTTAAAGTCGATAACACCAGCAAAGAAATTTAACATTTCTTCAGAAATTGCAGCCGAGAGGCTCTTTTCCAAAGTATGATAATAATTTGGAATTGTTTCAGTGAAGCCATATACTTTGTCATCGTCAGAAAGAACATTAACCATGTTCGAAGATATTGCCTGCTCTGGATCAACAAACTTAAACGTATTCATTGAGCGTTTGTCGACAACAGTCGTCGTAGTGGCAGGAAAATCGTAGCCATATCCTGAGTGGAGGTAGCCAGATAGTTTACCTAGCCAGCCATATGATCTTCTAGTTTCGGCTGAACCTGAGCTTACGTCTTGTGTGAAGAATCTGCCACTGGCATCGGAAGATGTCAGATCATTAAAGTTCCAATCAAGTATTAAAGTGTTGAGATTTAGCAGATCTAAATTGTTGTTGTTTGGGTCACGGGGTGAAATGTTAAGATATGAACCAGAGATACCTACATTTTCAACATCGTATATGTGTTGTTGAAGTGAAAGATCATCAATATATTTTGCCCAATATCTAGCATTTGTAACGTATACATCACTCTTATGCACAACGGCGCCCGTAATATTGGTTCTATTGGCGCCGACATATAGTCTCTTAGCTGCATTGAGGAAGCCTTGGCCAACTGCTTTGGTGACCGATGAAGAAACTGTGAAGCTGTTTTCAACGTTGCCAATTTTAGTGTTCACTCCCTGGAATATCAGGTCATATGTATAACCAACATCTGATCCAGAAACTATCTCTGTGACTGGCCAATTACTTGGCTTGAGTCTAACTGAAAGATTCCACTCTTCGTTGTCATAACTGTCAAAGAATATGCTACTTGTCAGTTCGCCAAATGGATGTGGGGATACCGAAGATGTTAATTTAAAGTACACATTGCGTGAGTATTTGTCTTCGCGGACTGCATATACTTGGAAGTTAGCGTCGTCGCTGGCGAACACAGTTGTATCGTTTGCATCATCAACACTTGCTGAGTGCATACCGAAGATTGATACATCAATAAAGTCTCTATCAAACGTGTCATAGTCTGCCCTAAAATATGGCAGAATAACATCAACCTCTGATGTGAACCCATAAATGTTTTCGTATCCAAACTCTCCGGAGCCAGATATATATCCGCGAGATTCAGATGTGTTGTCCGGATCCTGCTTTTGATAAACGACCGCATTGTAATTGCTTCCGGAGTTAAAATTAACCGAATTCTTATTGGTTACTGTTTGTTGTAGATTGTTGTCTAGATCATAAACATTATTATCCGTATAAGTGTTGAATTTTACAATTTTATCGTCAAGATAAAAACACCTAAATACGTTTCGAATGGCTTTCTCCGTGCCCTTCGCTTTGTAGATATGAGCAATATTGTTATAAAGATTCTGATAAATTAAGTTCTTTGTCTCTGTTAGATCTGATTCAAAGTTAAAATCATCTGTTCTGTTCAAGAATCGGCTCATAACGTCTGCGTCAACAAACAATTCTGGCGTGTATAGACCAAGCGACTGAGGAAGGTGTTGTGCAAATGGCAGTGGTGTGGCGGAAGCGGTGGCGTTTTGTAGTTGTTTAAATTCTGTTAGTGCGGATATCTGTAAGTACAGCTTGTCAAAATAGCTACCTACGATGTGAGCAATGGCGTTCGGGTTAGTATTTCCGAGAGTTTCGTGCTCATCCATAATCCAAGTTGGTATAAGACTATGAAATGAGGCGTTGTTGTTGCCATCATGCCAGGAACCGGAGCTTATAAGTCCTTTCTTTAAGTCCACCACTTCGGGATGATTTGCATAGATTATAGGATCTTTAAATTCTGCCACAGAGGCTGAAGCTTCAACGATAGCAGAACTAAGAGTTCTTGAGGCAGTTCCGGTCCAGACACCGTTGCTGATGCGGCCGGAGTAGTCTAGAACCTTAGAGTCAATACTTGCGGTACCAGTGGTTCCTTCATTGAATTTGTAGTAGACACCAAGGGTTGTATTAGAAATATCTGTGTTGGCGCCGCCGCGGACGTGCGCAAACCAGTTGCGACCTATTTCCTCGCCGTTGCGCGCGGTTTTCCAATATCTGAATTCATCAACCGAACCTGTTAGTGTATGTGTTGTTGCAGTACGGGTGCTTGCTGCGGCGTCTGCACGAAAAGGGACTGTTATAAATGAGCCAATTCTGGCTTGCATATCTTTCGAAGGCAGTTCGCCAAGAGCTACGCCGGTGCTAACAACTGTGTGGTTTAGATATCCATTGAGATAGAATTTTGTTGTAAAGTTAGAACCCGAATTCTGAAAAACAAATGCGTAGTGATTAAAATCATCTAACGTGGTCGACGTTATGGTTTGTCCAATGTTTTGTTGGAAAATAGTTCCAGAGATAGTGCCTGACTGTGCTGTGAATAAAAACGGGGATGTTGCCGAAGCACTTAGAATCTCGATAGTTAAGCGACCCGAATCTACAGAACCAGATGCATTGTTGTTCCACATATCAAAGACAACTGAGTTGGCATTGGTTGGTAGATCAGCACTCTTGAGCCAGAACTCTACAGTAACGCCAGTATCGAAATTGGCTTTTAGGTTCGATTCTCTTGTGCCGTCGCCCCAAGTGCTGGGGAGGCCGGCAGTTGTATAGATATCGGTATCATATATGTTTGAGAACTCTCTCTTTGATGAGTAAGGGTCCTTAAACATAGCTGCAGTCGTTGAAGCACTGCTTGTGTGTGGGCCCCCAGACAAGTCAATGTATGAGCTGGAATCAAAATTTGCGTAACCATTTGTTCTTGGGTACAAATTATCAAAAATATATCTTTCAATGTCAAGAGACTTGTTGATAAACTTATTAAACTCATAGTCAGAACCATCATACGGATAGTAATCTATAATTCTTTCAACTGCAGTTTTATAATATTGTTCTGCAGAGCCGAACTTTGCAAAGTTCCCAGGCTTAGAATAGTCTATTTGAGGTACAAAGGTCTCTTGCTTAACAGCAATTTCTTGCATGTTCTTGGCAGATTCAACATCTGTAAACGCATCTTTCTCGTTGGTTTCTGCAAGATAGTTTCTGGATTTGTCTGTTGAACCAAAAAGTTTTTTAATACTCATAATCTTCCACTCTAAACCTAAACGTTTCGTCTTGTTCTGCCCAATCGCTCAAGCCTGAGTCATAGAAAGCAAATTTAAATACGTACTCATAGCCAGGTTGGAGCATTGACATATCGAAATCAAAGTAGTTTCCGGACACATCATGTGATAACACTGTGTGTGCATCACTTCCGGTACCATATGGAATAACTTCTAAGCTGTCGATTTGTCTATAGATCCTATATGATGCACTTTCTATTGTCTTGGTATCTACAATTGTATTAGCTTTGGTATAAATTGTAGGTGACCAATTCTTTTCTCTGACATATAGATTAAATCTTGCGTTTTCATTCGAACGATAACTTTGTTTTAAGTTAGAGATGTTTAGGTAATAAGTTGGACGTGTGCTAATCTGAGATGCTTCCAGGGATTGTGGCCTCAGAGAGCCTGTAAAGTATTCTGTAGTTCCAGAATGCCAAACATCGAACATATGTGTTAGGGGACTCTTGGACGCCGTTATGGCCAAGGAACAACTATATATGCCGGTCGATACGTGGCCGGCGGTTGCATACGCAGTTGAATCGGCTGTAACATATGTATTATCTTGTACCAGGGTCAATTTGCTGCCTGATGGGGCTGAATTATCTACTGAGCCAGAATATAAACTTACTCTTAATAGGCCTGTGCCGACATCTGGGATATTTGTCAGATTGCCCCTAACATAGTTGTATAGGTAGAGTGTGTTAAGATTCTCATTGGCGGTGGCTAGTGAGCTACTGTGGGTGAATTCACCACGATCATCTTTTGTAGTGTTGTCCCAACGAGCTTCAATGATCGGGCGCTTAAAGTAATATTGTGTGCCGCGGCCAAAAAAGCGCTTTGTATAGAAAGAATTTGCGGCGCCCGTTAGATTATAAGAAGCTGAGGCCTCTAAAGATGAAGATAAGCCGATTCCAAATCCATAGTTTGAATATACACTACCTAGCCATTCTTCCATAAGAATGGTGACATCAACCTCTAAGTCTTCAAGGCCACTTTCAAACAACTGGTCATAGTTGGATGCGGTGAGATAGTCGCCGCCCTGTGTGACCCAATTTAGTGGCGCGCCATCTGTGTCTCTTGCTCTTTGCACCCAATCTGAGCCGGTGTTACCTACTGTATAATCTAAATAATTCTCTAAATCCAGGCCGGTGCCCTCTTGCCAAGACTGTGAAACTGGTCTAATTGTGAGCGTCATGTTTTCCGGGACCGTTTTAGAGGTCTCGGCATTATACATTTTTAGATAAAAATTAACACTTCCGCTCGCCGGAATTGAACCAGCGGTGCGGTCGGCAGAAATTGAATCTATCGGGAACTTGATCAAGATCCTTGTAAGTTCAGCCTGTTTGTTTTCGGCCGAGGAGGTATAGGCTCGCTCATAGACAGAATATGTCTCCAACACATCTGCGGCGCCCATATTGGAACCTGTTGCACGTGTTGTGGAATTCGACTGCCACGCATTCGATATCGTGTTATCTGCAACTGCTGTATATCTCTTGATGGCCATTATCTAACCTTTCCTTGAATATCGGTTTCTGGGTATCTAATTTCAACAATTGCATTTTTTGGAATAACCAGATATGTTCCATCTGGCGATAAATTAGAGTTTATATCTATTGCTGCTTGGCTATGCACCGCAGATGTTTTTGGAACAAGTTTAACTTTTACTACGTCCAGGACACCTGGAACCTCTTTAAGTGCTGCATAAATATCTGTAATTGAAAATCTTTCTCCAATATATGGTGCTGTGCCATATCTGTCTCTCAATGCTTGTACTGCATTGTCTAGGGCGACAAATTTATTTGTAGATGTTTTCGGAGTGATAATAAACTCAATCCCTATATTAAGGATAAACGGATCCAAAATATCAATTGTATCGCTTAACATTCTATAATGGTTTAGCCACGTCTTTAAATTATTTTTAATTGTTGAGTTTGTCGCAGTTAGTTTTCCAAACTCATCCTCGGAGACAACGTACATATTTAAGTTTCTTTTCTGTGAATTTGGATCACGTTGGACTGACACCCTTTTGATCGAACCGAATTTGAGTGGCATCCTATATGCAAGGTTCTCATAATCTGCCTGTGTCACTGCGCGATTCTGGGTCGGGAATGTATCGAAGATTCTTTGTTTAAGTTCGCTTGAATTCGGCATTGTTACATTTCCAACAATCTGTGTTTCGTTGTTGACTTCTAGAGAATCGTTAACTGTCTTTATAGTAGAGCCAACGAGGCCTGTTCTATTCTTATAATCAAACAATCTAGTGCTGACTGTGTTTAGGGCGCCGACACCTACATTAGAATTTGACGGGTTCGTCGTTCGATATATTATAGTCAGTGTTGTGTTTGTCGGAACAATACCATAATTTTGATTGTTTGACAATCTTGTTGGATCGAATGTTTTGTCAGTTGTATATGATTTTCCAAAAACATCGATGGCCACTTCTTGTGGTGAGGCTACAACATTTGATTTGTTTGGGTTTCCGCTTCCAAATTGTATGAAGGTTTTACCCCTTTCATGCTGTACAACAAATTTTCTTGACACCAAATACGGCTTTATGATTGAAGGAGTATTATCATTTTTATAGTTATTATTTGCCAACTCTTTAAAAACAATATCCTGGGCTAAGTAATCAACCTCAAAATATTCATTACCCTCTGAATCGACAATACTAATAATTTCAGATATATTAGATGCTGCTATTCCAACTCTTCTAAATCTTTCGAACACTCCTACCTCTATTTGTTGCTGTGAAAAATAACCGGATACAACATTGCCGAATGCTTTGATAGCATAGAATGTTGGGGCGCCGGTGGCAGCATCTGTTCTAGCCGCCACGGTTTCGTTTTGTGGGGCTGCAAAATCCACATTGTCGGTCAAAACAAAATTGAGCCCACTTTGAGAAGTGAATCTCGAACCTCTTCGGAGTATCGGAATATAATCATCGTCTGGGCCGAGGGCTACGGAACTGGCTGGTACCAATATATATAATGCCACTTGACCATATGTAGATGGTCGGCCTTGATTCTTATAGCCTAAAATGCGGCCATGTCTTATAATATTGTTGTACTGGAATGCTGTATCTAAAAAGGTTTCGTTAACATTGTAATCCAGGTAAAATGATAATTGATCACCAACGTATGCAACAGCATCGAGCATCAAAGAACCAAATGAAGCCTCACTAAAATCCTGGAATGTGTCTGGGTAAAACCTCTCTGCTATTCCCATTAGGTCTTCTCTAATAGTAGAAAACTCTCTATGGGTGTAGTCAATTGGCAATATTTTCTTTTGATCGTCCGCCATTAAAATTCAGTTCCTTTTACAATTTAAATAGTAAATTCAAGCAAATCTGATTCGGCAATTGCCGGGATCCTATAAGAAATAAATACTGCCAAATGGTTGTTGTCTTGATCGGTACTTCCGAACTCTACTGCATTGATAGCTATGGCCGGCATGTAAATTGAAACCTGCTCTCTAATTTTCGCATCTATTTCAGCATATACAGAGTCACTAAAATTCTCAAATAAATACTTCTTTAGGCCCACTCCAAACTCCGGAACCATCACCCTCTCACCAGGAATGGTGAGAATTAACATCTTAAAATTTTGTTTTATTACTTCCTTAAGTCTCTTGAGCATTGTGAAGCCGTTGCCGTCATCATACGTCAAGGGAAGTTTTACGCCGTAAGAAGCCATATTTGTACCTCTTAGTAAATATTCACTTAATCACTTTTCTTACAAAGTTCACCATTTGCATTAAATGGATTTGTGCGCAACAGACCCTTCTTAAACCAAGGGAAGTGTCTTTCGCCAGGAGATCTGCTGTAGGCAGCCTTTAAAGAAGCGATTAAGGAATCAGCAATATCTGGCGCGACATCACCTGGATCAAAGTCTCTCGAATTATAATAATCATTGAAGAGTCTCTTGACGCGAGCTTTAGATTTCACAATCACTGACCGATTCCATTTATCAAAATGCAATGTAAAGAATCCTGTTCCAAAAGTTGTTTCTCTTTCAGCTTTCTTTGCCCAGCCTGGCGCGCCGGGAGATAACGTGGCGGCTCGGCCGCCAGATTCAGTATCTATTACAACATATTTACCCGGCTTCTCTTCCACATCAGAGGAATTGACAGTTGTTGTCACTTCGCCAATTGATGGTAAGAATGCCATGTCATTATAAATTGCTAGGGTTGAAAGTATTTTATTCATCGGGAACACGTAACTTGTCAAGGCTCTAAACCGATCACCATCAACAAGATTATTAATCAAACACAGTAACAATTTGCTGTCGCGTTCTAGAGGCTGGAACATTTCTATTGGAAGATCCAAAGCATCTACTTCTACTTCTATCAACTGTTGTTTGGTGGAGCCCACTTGTATAGAGAATCTAAGGCCAAATCGGACCCCCAATTCTCCTTGAGTACCCAACACTTTCCCGGATTCCGGATCAATAACAAGCTCTAAAGTACCTGGCCATACATCTGATATGTTCAAGCTTCTATCGGGCTGTGCTGCCATCAGTAAGACTGCCTCGTCAGGTGTCATATAGTCGTTATTTACTCTCACGTAAGTCTCGGCTATGAAGGGTTTCTCTGTTGTGCCCACAACTGACCCGATTGCCCCAATAGAACCGATTGGTACAATAACCTTGTTAGCAAACGGTCGAAGAGTATCGTGCTCTTCTGGGGCGTGGGTTTCTCCCACCATATATACCAAGTCTCCTTGATCATCAATATGAGTGTGATAATAACCGACATATGGCTCACCGTCTGGGGTGGCTAATTCGGCGCCGTTTGTATAGTGATTGTCACCCTCTGTGGGTAGACCCTGTACCTCTTCTTTGAGTTCTTTGTTAAGAGTGAGATCTGTATTGCTTGTTAATTCCTCAAGGACATAATAACCAAGATTTGTAATCATTGTATCTGAGTCTACAATACCAACATTCTTTAGGTTATCCATAAACACATTCGACATGAAGTCCATTTCTTGAATTACGAACTCTTTTAATATGATCTTGGCCCATTCTTCAGTCGATTTAACAGCTTCAAGGTTTTTCTCATAACGATAATTTTTTAAGGTTTGGAAAACGTGGGCATCACCTATGTCTTTTGCTGTGTCCAACTCTTCTGAGCCAGGGTATCTGTATCTTGTTTGGAATTGCGTGAGTTTCTCTAGGGCATTTAAAACATCCGGAGGAACATCTTCTATTTCCCCCACTTCAACCTTACGCGCGTATGTTTGAACTGCCTGTTCTAAGAACGCATACCAAAATTCGTCATCTTTAAACGGACTAAAGAATTCTAAGAAATCATTTGACTGAGCATCTTTCAACTCTTCTTCCATTATTTCGACAACATAACCAGCGTATAGTGAGCTAAATACATTTCTGAAATCTGGTTTGAACTTTGTAAAGGTGGCGAGACTCTTTAAGAAGTTTACGCTAACAAATATGCGGCACATCGCGTGGATCATACCTTCAATGCCGGCTTTACTTGCGCGCTCAAGGATTCTATTGTATGGCTTCTCCGTCACACAATCTGGATCTGACTTAAGTCGCTCATCTTCTGGAATCTTTGAATAACTATCGTTAATAATATTTTGGATTTGGCCAAAGTCCACCAAATCTGTGTGTTGTGGCTTGCAGGGACTAAGATCTGGGAACATTACATCAACCATTCCGAGCCATCCGGTTTTATTACTTGGCTTCAGGTGTATCGCAGGATTTTGGTTGCTTCCGCCGTATACTAATGGATCAAGATAGAAAACACGATTTGGGGGGCCATTGTTATTTTCTTCATCGTATTGCATTCTGCTGATGCCAAGCGGACCATTGTCGATATCGGTATCTGTTGAATCTATATAATCTTTATACAACATGAATTGACCCTCATGTGCAACCCCATATTCTATCTGTGTGGGAGATAAGTCATCTAATTGTGCTCCGTATTCAAATGCTGGCAGGTTTGTGTAGATTTCTCTGGCCAGTTTATCAAATGTGGTCGTCATTACTTGATCATATGTAGACTTAATTATATCCAACCCAAGTTGCTCACCACTGTGCTTTTCAATCATCTCCTGCAGCAGTACTACTTGTGGTATTACGTTGGTACTGGGGGCAGCGAGCGCGCTTTTAAAGTTAACATAGCCACCCTCGTTTATCTCTTCGTTGTCTAAACCATCATCAGTGGATAGGAATTCATATGCTCGATATGTTGTGATCGAATCAGTTGTTCTCTTAACTTCAGTGTCTTCGGGGACAGCTTCTAGAGACGCATTGCTATCTTCCATTACCCCCTGATTGATAACTTTCTCAATAAGAATTCTTGCATTATCGTCACTGCGGCTCTTCACAGCTTCTTGAATTGTGCCGGCAGTAGAGATTCCAGCAGCCTGAGCAGCCGCCTGAGCGTTCAGCCACACTTGCTTGACATCATCTTCGAGTTGTTCAGCCTGGTCGATTGTAAGGCCTTGTAGGCTCTCTCTGAATTCTTCCGGGAAGTATTCTTCTGGGATTGGAGTAAACGCTTTGTCAGATATTAGATCTGACAGATATAGTTTGATGTTAAACCCATATGAATATCCATTTTCGGTTCTCTTCTCACCTTGTGCATTGTCTCTAAACTGTAATTTTAAATCTGGAGTTTTCTTACGGCCATTTCTTGTGAAAATAACTTTTCCGTCACCGAAATCAAATGGTGAGAACTCAGTGCTCACGGTAACATTATAACCATAATCTGGGAGCACCAAGAGATCCACCTCATCTAAATAATTATCAAAGCCTAGGCTCCTAAAATCCCTAGAGAAGTCTTCAGACGGTTGGTATTCATTATTTGATACAAATGTAGAATCGGAGACCGCTCTTTCCATCTCTCCTATGTTTGTTTCGTCACTTAATAAGTGATCGGCCACATAAAGTGGAAGGGCGCCCTGCTGATCGAATGTATTCGCGTAGTTGCTGTCGGAAAACTTGAAGTTAAGGTTATCCCATTGGATCTCTGAACTTACATTGAAGTCCACATAACTTCTTTTAGTGAACCATCCGCCAGATGCCAGCGACTTTCTTACGTGTGTTGTATAAGCCCAGCCCATAGTATCTGACAGGACCATATTGAGGAATCCCCAGTTGCTCTGCACAAATGGTCCATTACCAAGCATATCTTGGGAATATGATATTTTAAGAACGTCTAGTGCACTATCAAGCGCAACTGTGGTGGCCACAGCTATTTCTTTTGGCTCATATGGTATAAGGCCGTTGTCGCACGTGGGATCCGGGTCTGACGACATGATAGCTGGCATATTCTGTTCGAAATAGTTCGGTATACCATTCTGTATAATATCACCAAGCTCAGCAAGGTCGTCTTTAAAAGTGTCGCGACCAGCGGCGCACATTGCCTCAATTTGATCTGGAGAGGCGCGGCCTTCCAATAATGCTGCGCGGGCAGTACAGAATTCCTCAACCTCTTCTGGTGTCGCACAGAGTGAGGGGTTTGCTGGTAGGTTAGAATCTTCTGCTGTCGTATCGGCAAACTCTTTTAGGGCGGCGCGCGCAGACACCGGCATAACATTGCCAACGTTTTTAAAGAAGGCGGCGGCCTTGTCTGAGTTTCCAAAAGTATCTGCAAATTCAGGGTATTCAAACTCGACCAAACTCTCAACAATATCCAAGAATGATTGAGAGGGCTCACCAAGCATTGCATTTGTTAGTTCACTTCTTGTTGTCGTGGAAGAAAGATCTTCTGCAAAGCTCATCACGGCTGTTTTATCTGCCAGTGCTGCACCACCTTGGCCTAGATTATTAAACATCTCTTCCATTGTGGCTTCAATCTGTGCCTGATCGGAGTCGGGTCCACAAATTGTCTCTTTTATAACCTCGGAGAAGGTTGTTCGGCCACCCAAAACACTTGGAAGAGACGCTGCCATTTGGCCGGCTGTCTCTAGCGCTTTACAAAGTGCATCGCCAAGCAATTCGCACACGAATACAATTAGTTTGCAAACTAGCCTAACAACTAGGTTCCATAACTCTTGCTTTGCAATAGCCCACAAAATGCGGAATATATCCCACAATTTTGGTAAATATGCGAACGGATTTTCTAATCTTGGCAGGCCAATATGGTTTGTATTTCTACAGAATGGAAGTTCAATATCTTTCAAGAAATCCATCAAACTAGGATCAAAAAGAGGTGGACGAGGACAGTCTAGGGTCGCTATAATGTATGCTATGACCTGTGCACCTGGGAATTTCTCTACCTCTGTTAACAGGCTTAGAAGATCGTCTGAATATTCTTCTAGGAGCGCAAGAATGTATGCTTCCATAACCACATTGGGACTTAAGGTTGAACCAGTAGATTCAACTTGGGCAGCGGCAGTCGCTTTCGCAAGATTGGAAACCTTTCCTACAGGTTGGCTCTCAACCGGAACTCCGCTTGGAGTCACACTCTCATAGGGTCCTTCGTTCATTAGTTCGGTTTTCTGGCGCTCTACAAGGTCCGGATTTTCCCAAGGCTTTTCAAATTCAACACCCAGTATGGTACCAAAAAATCCAGAACCTTCAGCATAAAATGGAGAACTTTGAGGGGGTTGTGAAGTGGAGCGATCATCAGGAGTATCACTTGTATCTGTAAGTCTTCCTGGTGGAACTATGTTCCCTGAAGCCAGTTTTCTTTTAACCAACTGATCCAGTTTTGCTTGTTTCTCTGGTGGTAATCCTATGAATAAATCTCCAAAGTGTTCAATCGACATGGCCCTAAGAGAACTTTTTAACATACTGGCTATGGCCTCTTCGAACGTAAGGCCGGAAAAAAGACACTGAATAGCATCTAATGTTAGCTCGAACAGACCACACAATCTTAGTGGGTCTAATGCATGACCCCAAAGCTTATCTAAGGTTTGTTGAGTGCCCACACCGCCGCAAATCTTTAACACGCGCTCACACATCGATGTCATTAGGATATTTCGATCATTTAATTCACCATAAGCTTGCTCTAGGGCCATTATTTTTATGTTTTTTCTTCTATCTTCCTCTCTTGAGTTAGCCGTTTGTTCTCCAGAGGGGGTAGCATATTTTCCAAGCTTATATTCTTGGTTTAGAAAGTCTACATAATCTTCTTGACACAACGATTTATGGAACTGAGATGCAATTGCATCGCCAATGCTGAAAACATCATCTAATGCATCCTGACCGAATTGCTTAAAATCATTATTTAAAGAATCAGCAATGCAGCTAAATGCCGATTCTAAAGGATCAATCTCTGCGGGAGTGTTCCTGGTCACCTCGACCACTTCTGGATACGTATACTCTTTGATAAACTCTACCCAAGGTTTTGGATTGCGCGCTGTTAAATCTCTCTCCATATCATCTATTCGAGAAAAATAGGCCATAGCTGTTGGGTCTCTAAAGGCTTTTCCATCATTAAGTGAATCTAAGCTGGCGCCCTTATATACAACAGGATCATCACCGCAACCCTCAAACCACACTCTCAATTGTTTGACTTTGTATTCCGGGCTGAAAGTACACTCAAACTTAAGAATTGCTGCCTTAGAGGGAAAGAACATACTTGTGCTGCCTAGATATAGATTCTTTCCGGCTAAGTATTCGCTAAGTTCTGGGATTATCTCCTCTGTAATTGAGTCGCCCCACATAACATAATCGCCATAAAGGTCGAGGTTAAAGATACCCCCGTCCTTAAACACAAGATTTTTTCCATCGAGGGCACGATATACTTTCAAGTTGCTAGCATATAGATTCAATCCTTTTCTAACACGGATCATGTTTGGAATCAGTATCGACGGAATATATGTTGTAACTACATCGCCAGCTTCAGCCTCTTCCTCTTCTTCGGCGTCGGCTGCGGGGATTTCATTTAAATCAGAAAACGGAACTGAGTATAGAAGCTTTAGGTGTGATAGTGGGCGGGCATCTAGGTGATAATCTGTATATTCTAATACATCTAGTATCTTATTTATTGAACCTTCTGATTTATCTTTATCATAAAAAGTTAAAAGAGCTTCTACAGTCTCTCTTGCATATTCCTCATAAATCTCATTTAGTTTTTGCTGAGCCTGTTGTGGCGTTGAAAACTGATTGGCACCTGTATCGGTGCGTTCGGTTATGTTTACAATCTGGTACTTGCAAAGCTTTTCGTTTAGAAATGGCTTTTTAAGATTTCTTTTCTTTTTCCATCGCGGCACGATTGCGCGTGGATTAGGAATGCAATCTAAACAGATTTTTTCTTCGGGTCTTGGCAGATCTATTTC